AAAAAGTAAAATATGATGTAATATCAGCAAATGCTTCAGCTCTTGTAAGAAATTGTAAGATTAAAAATAGATGTGAAAAATTGCTTGATAATTTATTAAAAAATGAAATAGTAGACAGGGAATTAGTCAAAGTAGTAATGCAAAGCAATGACCTCTCCGCAAAAGTTCAAGCCATCCGAGAATACAATAAATTAAAAAGCAGAGTAACTGAAAATATAAACATTAAGCAATTACCTATCATAAACTTGAATGTATATGAACGAATTAAACCAGGACTTTCTGTTATCTCATAAACAAACAGAAGCGTGGGAATTTTTATTTAGCGATAACATTGAAGAAGTTTTATTTGGCGGTGCCAAAGGGGGCGGGAAAACAATAGAAGGGTGTTATGCGGCGGTTGCATATGCTCAACGAGTGCTGAAGTTATGTTCTTTGAAAGAGGTTCCGAAATATCCACATTTGATAGGATTTCTCGGTAGGAAGCGAAGTGTAGATTTTACAAAAACGACATTAGAAACCTGGAAGAAATTTATCAATTCGCAACTTTATGAATATAATGACCAGAAAAAAGAAATTGTTTTGTTTGGTGGACTTTTCAAATATCACTGTGGTGGGATGGATGACGAAAATAATATCCAGAAGTTTAACAGTGCAGAATATGGATTTATATTCATTGACCAGGCAGAAGAATTAGACAGAGACGATGCCGGGATGTTAAGAGCGACATTGGGCAGGGCAAAAATCAATGATATATCAATTCCGCAAAAAATCATATGGACTGCCAATCCGGCTATTTGCTTCTTGAAAGAAGATTTTTTAAGCAAGGATATTTTACCAACTCGTAAATATATTAAAGCACTACCAAGTGACAATGAATTTATAGATACAAAAAAGTATATTGCGAATTTGCAGGAGGCATATAAACATAGACCTGAACTCATTAGGGCATATATTGAAGGTGATTGGGAAGGGATACAAGGCGAAGGTTTCTTGTTAAGCCAAGAGGATTGCCAGAAATCAATTAAGTTGGAACTTCCTATTTACACTATCAATCAAAAGACAATAGTAACAAATGACCCAGCGTGGCTTGGTGAAAATGCAGATGAAATAGTCCATTATGTTTTGCGAAACAATAGAGTAATAGATAGCGGTTTTTACAATAATAAAGATACAGTTTATCAAGCTGCAAAAAATGTTGAGTATGCGAATCAATATAAAACAAGTGCGATAGTAATTGATGCCATCGGAATTGGTGCGGGAGTATTTGATAATTGCAATAAACTGAAACCTGTAAGTAAAGTAATAGCAATAAACTCGTCTAAATCGGCAGGACAACTTGAAGAAAATGAGGATAAAAGAAAAGAGAAAGAAAATAAGTTTTTTAATACTCGTGCAGAAATGTGGTGGGAGGCAAGTGAAAGTATAAAAGACGGACAATTTATTTTACCAAATGATGAGAAACTAATCAATCAGTTGTGTAGTGTAAAATACGAAATCAGGAACGGTAAGATTAAAATTGAAGATAAGAAGGATATAAAAGCAAGATTAGGAGAAAGCCCGAACCGAGCAGATGCGATGATACAAGGAATATGGGCGATTAAAAAAGTTAAACCAGATTCAAGTATTCAAACAAATTCAGATTGGAAAAACAAGCAGTTCCCGGCGAGTCAGCGGATGATGGAACGAATCCAGAAACGGAGGCACTAATGGCGGAAGAAGAAAAGAGGGCAGATGGTGGAAATGGAAAGGGTGAACTTCCTAATAAGGAACCCGAAACGATACAGATAATCATTACCTTGCGGAATGGACAAGCGGAACTCACAGGCAATATATCGCCCTCGCCAATTATTTCGCTTGGTTTGTTGGAGGATGCCAAAATTAAGTTGATTGGTTTTTATTCACAAATGAAATTGCAAGAACGATTAAAGAAAAAAGAGATACTGCGACCTGATGGAAATAAATTTATTTCAGGATTAAGAAATTGTTTAGGAAGGAAATGATAAAACTAAAAACAATAAAAATCGGCGGGCATACTTATAAAGTTATTTTTGAACCCGATAAAGCAATTACTACAAATGGACATAGTTGTGGAAGAAGTAATAGGGAAAAAGGGATTATTGCTATTAACAGTAATTTGATACAATCAGAACAAGAAGCAACATTTTTTCACGAGGTTTTGCATTGTATAAATAGTGAGTTAAACGAGATAACAGTTGAATCGCTTGCGCAACAGTTATATCAAGTTTTATCGGAGAACAAACTTTTGAGGGAATAATGGCAAAAGCAACTTTAATTACTTGCGAGGAAGAAATGAAATGGAATTTACACCGATAAATAACAATGTATTGTGCAAGCGAATTGGCATTGATGAGGTTAAAACAAAAAGCGGGATTATACTTGATAGTAGAATAAAGCAAGGTGAAGAACTCGTAAAGTCGGAAATCGTTGTTATTGCCGAAAACAACGAGGATTTACTTAAAAAGGGTGATATTGTATATTTTGTGCGTAATAAGGCAGATTTAATGAAGTGGGACGGATTGGATAGCGATGTAGAACATTATATCGTGAAAGAGAATGATATTTTAGCAATTGAGGAATAAAGATGCTGGGTGATAAGGACGGAGAAAATTAAATGTCGCCTGCTGTTAGTTGGAAGCAACAACGCTTTATGATGTCCGATTTAGCCCGATTGCGAAAAGGCGAAAAGACAAAAACGGGGATGTCGGAGTCGCAACTGTTAGATTACGAAAAAGTAGTAGAAAAGAAACCATCAGTTAAAAGATTGACATCGCCTTTAACGAGAAATGTAAAGCGTATAAAAAGATACCATCGCAAAGTTTTCAGGCGTGTATAAAGAAAATGGATGAGAAACTTAAAGAAAAAGTAATTCAATCTGTGGAATGGCTTGTGGATAATAACATTTTCGGTTATGTTCAGTTTAATGCGATGGATGGAAAAATTCAGACGATTGCGAAACATCAGACCGAAAAAACTTTTATCTCAAATAAAAAAAATTTGCAAAACGAAGAAACCACTTGACAAAATAGTGGAATTGTGTTATAATTAGATTTAGATTATTGGGGTTCACTGAACATACAGCACTCTATATGAGAATTTATAGAGTGCTTTTATTTTTAATGGAGGGTATAATGAAAGCAGGACAACCAACAAAACCGGAAACACCGAAACCGAGTTTAAGCGTTGATTCAAAACAAATAAAAAATCTCATAGATTATAATCTTGATGATGTTGTGAATGTATCTGCAACCGGCAAGATTACCCGGATGTCTGCACCTGATAATTATAGTGACACATATTCGGCAACTATCGAATTAAGTGAGATAAGTATAAATCAATCCAAGATAACTAAACATATAAAGAAGCGACCGAAAAAAGAAACAGAGGAATAAATGCCAAATAAACAGTTTATCAAAACCGAAATAACAAAAGAAAAGCCCGAGGATAAAAAAGTAGATTTGCAAACTCAGGATAAAATACTATCAACTGAACTCCCTGCCGATAAAGTTGCTTTTGGATTTGACAGCAACCACCCTAATCGCATTACTTTTACAACGGAAAAGGAAAAAAAGAAGGAAGAAGAGATTGAGAATTTACTATATACCGACATTAAAGGTGCTCTTGAGGATTCCAGTGAACTTTTCTTGCATCTTGAAAAGATGGAGATGATGTATGCAGGGGAACCAGACCCTGCAAATGATAACGACCCTTGGCCAGGGGCGGCCAATACTCGTTCACCGTGGGCTGCAACATCAACTAAAGGTAAATTTGTTAGATGGATGGCGTCAATTTTCGGAATAGAACCATACTGTCTTATAGCACCATTACCAACCGAAGATATTGAAGTCAATAGCGACAAAGCGATTGTAGATAAGAAAGCATTAGAACAAAAGAAAGAAATCGCCAGAAAAATAGAGAAATGGGTACATTTCATATTCAGTCGCAAAATGAAAGGTGTTACAAAATACCGGAGTATATTTCTTAATGCTGGTAAGTTAGATGTTGGAATTGCCAAGTTAAGTTGGGAAAGAAAATATGATAAAGTTTTTGATATAAATGTTAGATATACCGATATAGTGAAGTTTATCGATGATTACCCCAATTATAAAAGAGCAGGGATTAAAGAAGAAGAATACAATCGGATTATAGCAATAATAAAAAAGACAGGTTCAATAGTTATTCCACGCATCCAACAACTTAAATTGAGATATAACTTACCTGAAATAGAAAATGTGAACCGAGATAAGTTTATTTTGCTTCCTGCCAATGCTAAAAATATGGAGATAGCAAGAGGATACGGTTATGAAATGGAACTCACCTGGAATGATTTGAAGAAAGGCGAGGCAGAAGGTAGATATTCAAATATAGACCGTGTTAAATTAGCAGGTGGGTCTGCAGATACTAATATTGTAGATAAGGAACGGAATAAACAGGAAAAGAAAAAAGAACCGCAAACTGACGATTACAAAAAAAAGATATACAAGCCATATAAGATAATTTACAATTATGATATAGATGATGATGGTTTTAATGAAAAGTTAATTTTTACATATTTATACGATGAGAATGTTTTGCTTAAAGCGGAGTATTGGGCAGATAACCTTTTCTTTATTCCGCATTATGTAGAAATTCGTCCTGGTAGATTTGATGGGATTGGAGTATGCAAGAAAGTAGAACGGATAAATGACCAGGGTGATGTAATATGGAATTTGAGAAATAATATAGCAAAAATGGTATGTTCGCCTTCATTCAAAGGTAAAAAGGGGACTGATTTTGACCCGACAGCACAAGAATTTTATCCCGGTTGTGTGTTCTGGCTTGACAATATGGATGATGTAGAACAGTGGGTTTTAATCAATAATTTCCCAGAATTATTTAATGAAGAAATTTTACTTGATAAATACCAGCAGCAATTAACAGGTATATCATCGGGACAGATGGGCAGGGAATCGCCTACTGACCCGAATGCACCTGGCAACAAAACAATTGCACTGATACAAGAAGGTAATATCTTAATCAATGATGATATATCCTGTTTGCGAGATAGTGTAGAAGAGGTATATTACAGAATTATCCAAATGTGTGCGAAGTATTTACCGGAAGATGACGAATATCTAAAAAAGTTTGGATTAACAAAACAAGATTTACAAGTTAATTTAGATGAAATATATCTAAATGGTATAAGTGTTTCAATGAACGCTGAATCACGGAAACAGGAAGATTTATTCTTTTATTCAACATTCAGGCAGGAACCACTTATAGCATCGGACCCGTCAACAGTAAGAAAACTACTGAAAAGCACATTTGCAAGTTGGGGCAGAGATAAAGAAGCGCTTTTGCCTACTGAGTTAGAAGTATTTGAGGCACAGGTAAAGGTTGAACAGGAAGCATTACGACGATACGGTGAAGAAATTACAGCACGGAAAGAGGCGGCAGAAAGGGCAGGAAGTCAGGGGATACCACCGGTGGAAAGTATTCCACCCGCGGTTATTGACCAGGGGGGGGTAAAATAAATGGATATTTCAAAAGATGAAATTCGCAAAAAGAAAATCAATGAACTCCAAATTATCATAGATACAGCGGCACGGTTGAATCGTTTAACAAGTAATGAGGATTTTCAGTTTTTTATTAACAAGATTAAAAACAAACAACGGCAGTATGATAATATATTACATAACCCGCGACAGATTGGATTTGTGCAACGGAAGACAATAAATTTAGGTGGTAATGTTCAGTATATGGATTTCAAATTCACAAAAGAAGATAATGACGCCCGGTTATATGAAGCATCTATACGATTTGATACATTTGAGAGAGTTATAAAATTAGTTTCTGATTTCAACGATGAAGCATTAAGAGCCAAGCAGTTATTAGAAAAATTGGCAGAAAATATAAATATACCAAAAAAAAGTGTATAAGAAAAATCTCTTTGGTCAGCGTCCTCACCAATGGGACGTTAAAAAATGTGTAGGAGGGATTTATGGCAGATAAGGAAGAAGTGAAATCAGTTGTAAAAGAAACAACTGAGGTAAAACCGGAGGTAAAGGAAGAAGTTAAAGAAGTTCCTGCGGAAACCGTTGAACCAAAAGAGGATAATTTGAAAGATAAACTTATCCCTAAACAACGGCTTGATGAGGAAATTGCAGCACGGAAGCAATCTGAAGAAAGGGCACAATTGTTGGAAACACAAATGGCAATTATGCAGTCACAGATTGCCAGTCAGTCATCTATTAAGGAAACTGAAGAAACAAACAAGACAATGATAGATGATTTGATGACTGAAATGGGTTGGGAAGAAGATAGGGCGAAGAAGTTTATTCAACGACAACGAGATATTGTGAAATCAGAGATGGCAGTTCCGATGCGGGATTTATATTCTCGGACTTCTGCAACAATGTCCAGAACTGTCTTGAATGATGTTCTTGAAGATATGCCCAGAGCAAAAAAATACCGGGCAGATATAGAAAAGAAACTAAATCTGCTCCGTGACCCGACTATGAAGACAGATGCATCAGTTGTCAAGGATGTAGTGAGATTGATACTTGGCGAGAAACTGGAAGAAATAGAAAAGGAAGCAGAATTGAGGGGTTCTACCAGTGCCGAAACACAAAAAAAGATTGTGAACGGGATTGGGGTTGAACCTGTTTCGTCCAGTGGAACAAAAACATTGAAACCGTTATCTGATACTGAAAAGAAAATAGCGGCGAATATGGGGTTGACGGAAAAACAATACCAGGAAGGGAAGGAGAAAATAAGAAAATGAAAATAACCAGGCCCACTCCTTCGTCAATAGGTAAAAGGCGGTTATTTGTTCGTGGTATTGAATCCAAACAATCCACCAAGCAATCTGATAAAGTATATGTTCACTGTAAAATATGCGGGTTTATTTGTAATGAAGCAAGAGATACAAAATGCCCGTTTTGTGAAAGTGAACAATATAACAAATGAGAATATTTTCAAACTTGCTATTAGGTGTTAAAAAAACTACAAGTGCGGGTTCTTTAAGATGCCCGACTTGTCAAAGTTATGAGATTAAATTTGTTGAAAGAATAGGTTTAATTTCAAGATGGCGTTGTAAAAAATGCGGGTTATATTTCAGATATGACCAGCGACCAATGCCACTAACGATAGAACAACGGCACGATAGCAAGGCAAGAAAATATGCAAATCCATACAACTCTTTTACAAAAGGGTTGAAAATAGTAAAACAAGGAGGATAAAAAGATGAGATGGAATTACGATTTATGCGGAGCAGAACCAATTATCAGAGATGTCCCGCTCTATGATGCTACATCCATAGTAGGTGGCGAACTCGTGATGTTGGGAACAACCGACCCCGATAGTAATGCAGATCATA